CGTATGTGGTCCCTTCTCTCGTATTACATTCAGACGAGTAAATCTGAACAGCGGAGACGAAACAAAAAACTTCCTTCTCAATACAGGCTGGATTCCCCTAGAATGGAACACAAATGACGAAGGGGAGCGTACAAGTCCTAAGCTGTCTAAAGATGATCCATTTGAAGGTATTAGCGGTGGTGTTGGTAGGTTGGTTGCAAAGCGTGTGCAAGCTAGACATAGACGCTCAACAATTGAAGGAATGCTTACAAACGTAAGAAAAGACGGAAGGATTCCAGCAGAGATTAAACAACTAGCTGACACCTCTAGAGCTATTCATGCAAAGATTGTTAATGTGCCTAAAGCTGGTAGCTTCTTTGGTAAGCAAATGCGTAAGATGTTCACCTCTTCTCCTGATAAGGTGTTAGTAGGTACAGATTCAGCAGGTGCTCAACTACGCAATCTAGCAGGAAGGATGCAAGATAAGCAGTATGTAGAAACTGTTGTTAATGGTGTTAAAGAAAAAGGAACAGATATTCACAGTGTAAATATGCGTGCAGCAGGACTCTCTGACAGAGACACAGCTAAGACATTTATTTATGGATATTTGTTTGGTGCAGGTAATGCTAAGATTGGTAAGATTGTAGGAGGAACATCTGCTGATGGAGAGCGCCTAAAGAAAGAGTTTCTAGAAGGTCTTCCTGCGTTAGGAACATTAGTTTTTAAGTTAACAAAGGAATGGAAATCAACAGCTAAGAAACGCTACAATTCACGCTTTAATAGGGTGGAATACTATGATGGTGTAGTTAAGGCGCTAGATGGTAGACCTCTAAAGATTCCTTATGAACATCAAATTCTAGTGTATGTATTACAGAGTGATGAGGCTATTACAATGGCTGCTACTTACGTAAAAATCTTTACAGAGCTGGAGAAGAGATATGTTTATGGGAGAGACTGGGCTATTGTTGGCTTCTACCATGACGAAGTTACTGTTGAATGTATTCCTGAAATAGCTGAAGAAGTTGGTAGGATTAGTAGGGAAGCTATTGCATGGTCAGGAGAGTTTTTTAATTTAGGATGTCCTCTGACTGGGGACAGTGCTGTTGGCGACAATTGGTATGACATTCACTAAGGAATTATGATTAAAGAGTTGACACAAGAGCGTTTAAAAGAAGTTGTGACATACAATCCAGATACAGGTTTCTTTACTTGGTCCGACCTCAATCTGCCATACCGATCCAACGGTAAGCGAATTGGAATGAGCCCAAGTAGAGATGGATATGCTCGAATAGGTATTGATAATTGTAGGTATCAAGCTCACCGTTTGGCTTTTCTATATATGACTGGAAGCTTTCCTACACTTGTAGACCATATAAATGGTGATCGTATGGATAACTCTTGGAAGAATCTTAGAGTGTGTGATAGAAGTCAAAACTTAATGAATAGCAGAGTACGCTCTAATAACACTTCTGGTTATAAAGGTGTAAGTTGGAGTAAAGTCTATAATAAATGGTCAGTACAGTTGTGGAATAGAAATACCAAAGTTGTACATAAACTTGTAGATGATCTTGAACTAGCAATTCTAGTAGCAGAAGAAGCACGTAATAAATATCACGGTGAATTTGCTCGCCATAACTAATAAAGGTAATAGATATGTTCTCTTTCTTTAGTAAGCAAGAACCTGTAGCTGTTGTAGAACTTTCCCCCACTGAACTTGTCAACGAATATACAAGTCAGCGTAACGAGCTTAAGGCTGTGCTAGTTAATAAGCTCACTATGTTTATCTTTAGCAAGAATAAGGATGTAGATGAACTGACAGAGTGTATTAAAGAACTTGAAATTGAAAAGCAAGAAACTCTTGCTGAAATTGAACAAACCTCTTCTCTTCTTAAGGATGTAATGTAATGGCCCTTATTGCAAATAATGATAGCAAGTCTTCTGGTCAACGTGTTGAACAGCCCTCTCTTTCAATTGGTGTATATCCCGGACGCCTTGTTCAAGTGATTGACTTGGGTGTTCAGAATCAACGTCCCTATCAAGGTGTTGACAAGCCTCCTGCTCAAGAGATTATGCTTACGTATGAGCTTGTTGATACGTTTATGATTGATAAGGATGGTAAGGAACAGGAAGACAAGCCTCGTTGGATTAGTGAAACTCTCCCTCTTCGTCCTCTCAACCAAGATAAGGCCAAGAGCACACAACGTTACACTGCCCTTGACCCTACCACTGAATTCAAGGGAGATTTCTCTCAGTGTATTAACACTCCTGTCAACGTAACTATTGTTCATGGAGGTATGAACGTTAAGACGAATAAGCCTTACGAGAATATTGGAAACATTGCAGCTATGAGAGCACGAGACGCTGATAAGTGCCCAGAGCTTGTAAATCCTAGTAAGGTGTTTGACTTTGATTCTCCTGATATGGAAGTGTTTAATAAGCTCCCTCAATGGATTCAAGACAAGATTAAGGGCGCCCTGAATTACAAGGGTTCTAAGCTTGAGAAGCTTGTTGGTAGTGTTGCTCCTACAGAAGCCTCTCCTCCTTCTCTTGAAGAAGATATTCCTGCTGTTCCTCCCAAGGATTCTCCATGGTAAGCGTGTTTGTATTTGGCAGCAACCTTGCTGGTAGACATGGTAAGGGAGCTGCCTTATTTGCTAGGAAGCATCATGGAGCTATTTATGGGATTGGAGAGGGAATTCAGGGTAGTAGTTATGCTATCCCAACCAAAGATGAAAAACTGAAGGTATTACCTCTTTCAACAATTAAAGAGTATGTCAATTCTTTTCTATCCTTTGCAGAAGTAAATTCCACTATGAAATTTATCTTAACGCCAATAGGTTGTGGATTAGCAGGTTATTCTCCTAAAGATATTGCTCCTATGTTTAAAGATGCCCCTAGTAATATAATTCTGCCAGAGGAATTTAAATGAAACGTAACCAAGTAGCTCCAGTGACAGTTAGGATTGATAGCGATTTACTTGTCTTTTCTGCTGGCTTTGGAGCTGAAAGCTCATGGAGGAAGGAAGGTAATGAAGACAGCCCTCCTCCTTTTGATAAAGCTAGGGAAATGTTAGACATGGCTGTAGCTAACATTACATTTGAAGCAGGAGGAGAAGGAGCTATTCCTATCCTCTACCTCACTGGCTCTACTAACTTCCGAGATAACATTGCAACTATTCAGCCTTATAAAGGCAATCGAGATGAGAGTAAGAAGCCTTTCCATTTCCTAAACCTTAGAGCGTATATTGCTGGAGCTTACGACTATCGTATTCAAGAGCCATTTGAAGCTGATGATTTAATGGCTATGGATCAAATAGGGTCTATCATAAAAGGAGAAGGAGACAGCTCCATCATCGCTTCAAGAGATAAAGATTTGAAGATGGTTGATGGTTGGCACTACTCTTGGGAAATGGGTAAGCAGCCTGCATTTGGCCCCTTCTACGTAGAAGGCTATGGAGAAATTTCTTTAGACACTAAACGTAAGCTTAAGGGGTATGGAAGGAAATTCTTTCTAGCTCAATGTATCATGGGAGATCGTACAGATAACATCCAAGGAATCCCCGGAGCAGGGGACGTAGGAGCGTTTGAATGTCTTGCCCTTACTACCTCCTACCTAGAAGGTCTAGAGGCTGTTAGAGAGGCTTATGAAGGCTTCTATGGGCATTCTGGTGATAGCCAGTTGCTAGAGAATGGAAGGCTCCTATGGATGACATGTGGTGTAGATGAAAAAGGAGATCCTATCTTGTGGAGTTTTTAAATGGCTGCTGTTAAATGGACACAATCTAGGATAAATTCTTTTATTAAGAGTGCTCTTCGTAGTGCTTCTCAAAGATGGCCTCCCAGATACGAATGCTTAAATGAAGCATATACAGGACAGAAGCTAAACGTAAAAACAAAACGTATAGGGAAACATTATAAATGTAATAAATGTAATAATGAATTCCCTTCCTCTGAAGTGCAAGTTAATCACATAGAGAGTGTTGTTCCTGTAGAAGGATTTACAGATTGGAATGACATTATTAAACGTATGTTCTGTCCTAAAGAAGGCTTAGAGGTGTTATGTATAGAATGTCATAAAGCATATACAGCTATGGAAAAAGAAGCACGTAAACAATATAAGAATAATAAAAAGGATAATGTATGAGCTATAAAAGTATTTCTTTGTTCAATGATATTGAAGACTATGCTCTTCGTCAGCACAATCGAGCTGTTGTAATGGCTAATATGTCTGAACAATATTCACGAGATAGTAAGATTTCTCTTAAAGGTGCTGGCTTGATTTTGGGATATTTTGACAGTATTCCAGAGGAAGAGCGTAAAGACCTTCAACAACGTTACGAACAGGAGATGATTCATCGTGGCTTTGGAATTAAGCGTCATTAATTATGAGTGAAGATAATATTTTCCAATTTCAGCCTAAGCCTGTGGCTAATGAAAAGCCTCCTATTACAGCTCTAGTAATTCTAGATATGAATGAATGTATGAAAGTAGGTATTGAACGTTATGGGACGCCCTTGCAGGGCTTCAATGGAAGAGATGCTCTTCGAGACGCTTACGAAGAGGCACTAGATCTATGTCAATATCTCAGGCAAGTTATGTTTGAAAGGGATGGGAAGTGAAGAAACTTCTTAAAGACTTTACTGAAGAAGAGTATAACATTTTAAAATCCACGGGTATGTTGTGGGAATTTTATCCAGAAGCTAGTGGAGTATTTGTAGTAGATTGTTTAAAGAATTTTGACTGAGATGGCAAACATGATTGGTGTTGATGTTTTAAAATTTGAAGCTCTCGAAGAGGAAGTTAAACAATTAACACGTCAAATTAACGGTATGGAAGCAGACGTTTCGTTTCTAAACTGTCTTCGTAATGCTGGTGTTGATAATTGGGAAGGTTATGACTTTGCTATTGAAGCTTTCAACGAAGAAATGGGAATCGAAGAGTGAAAATTTCTGATATTGAAGTGAGTTTGATTGATAATTGCGGAACTGATTTAAGCGTAGTTAATGCAGCTCGTGTTAGCTTTGATAAGAAAAGTAGTTGGGATGAAAGAGAGCTAAAGCAAATAGGCATTGCAGAGTGGATTGGTTCTGTAAAACTTAAAGACTCTGATGTAAAGCTTATCAACTACCTTGCTAAACATAAACACTTCTCTCCTTTCAATCATTCCTTTATTTCTGTACGTGTTAAAGCTCCAATCTTTGTAGCACGACAACTGGTTAAATAAAATATTATTTATTTTTTCTGTCATTCCTATATTTATTTAGGTACATATAAGTGTACATAGACAAATATAGGAGATTGACTTGTGATAAAAGAGATTAAAAAAGATTTAGCACTTAGAGTATGTGATATATGCGGACAAGAGCAATGGGTTAGTTATTATAATATTAAGAATAAAACAACCCACATATGCAGGTATTGCTCTTGCAGAAAGACCGCAAAGTCTAGAAAAGGTATTTCTTGGAATAGGGGTAAAAAACTAGATCCAAAAGTTCTAGGAACAAGCTATATTAATTCAGGAGGTTACGTTTGTACTTGGGTTGGTAAACACACTCTTAAAGATAAGGCTGGCGGTTACTATCTAGAACATCGACTGCAAGCAGAATTACTTCATAATAGATCTTTAGGAGACCGTGAGCGTATTCACCATATAGATGGAAATAAGATTAACAATCTACCAAATAATCTATATATCTGTAATGATGATAAGCACCATCGTAATATTCATTCACAACTTGAACGTATAGCACTAGAATTAGTTAAGGCTAAAGTAATCTCTTTTAATCACGAAGATGGTAAATATACACTTGACCCTAATGTGTGTGAATGCATTAGCAAATCCCTTGAATTGCTGGAAAATCCTGATAATAAGGACAATCAGCAGCGAAGCTTCATAGATCAAAGTCTAGAAGAACGTTCAACGACTATCCAGAAATGGAGTACACTCAAGCGAGTGGAAGCGGGGGACTCCTACTTACTAGTAGGATGATGATATAGTCTGCTCTATATAGTAATATATAGCTGGATTACCTATCCGGGAGCTGCTTAGCAAATAGCTCTGAACACAAAGGAAGCATAAGTTTATGCCTTGGAATGAAGTGTCTAGGCGTTACGTAGACAATGAACCTGAGTTTTACCTTCCTGAATATTGGCGTAAAAAATCTGATAATGTAAAACAAGGAAGTAGTGAAGAGTGTTCAGGTTGGAGCCCTTACTGGAAAGGTTCTTATACTGCTGGGGCACATGCACTAGCAGAGTACAATGATGCTTTGGATTCAGGAGTATGTCCTGAGCAAGCACGAATGGTATTGCCTCAAAATACAATGACAGAATGGATTTGGAGCGGTACATTAGGAGCTTTTGCTTCTATGCTTAAGCTACGTCTAGATCCTCATACGCAATATGAAACACGTATTGTAGCTGAGAAGATTAAAGTGATTGTAGCTACTTTGTTTCCTGTTAGTTTGCAAGCTCTCTTGGAGAATTAATTTTGAAAAAGTGGATTACTAATGAAGGTGGAAGGAAATGTACTAAATGTCTAGAATTTAAATCTTGGGATTTCTTTAGCAAGGGTTCCGGCCCTTTTGGTTACAGTACCAGATGCTGTGAGTGTCTTAGCATTAAAAGAAAGAGTACAGATAATACAACATTGCGATCGTATTGTAACAAATATGAGAAAACTGTAAATGGTTTTCTAATGCGAGTATATCGTAATATGAAATCAAGAATTACTGGAGTACAAGTTGCTAAATTTCATCTATATAAAGGTAAAACTCTTTTACCTAAAGAGGACTTTTATAAATTTGGAAAAGATAGCCTAATATTTCAAAAACTGTTTGAAGAATACGAGGTAAGTAATTGGAATCGTAAACTAGCTCCAAGTGTAGATAGAATTGATTCTTCTAAAGGGTATGAATTAGATAATATGGAATGGATAACTCATTCCGAAAATTCATATAGAGGATGTATTTCACGTTACAATAAAGGTAAGTAATGTCTAAAAGTATTTTGGTTATTAGCGATACACAAATAAAACCTGATGTAGATATTTCTTACTTAGATGACATTTCAAAGTTCGTTTTAGATAAACGACCTGATATTATTATTCAGATGGGTGATTGGGCGGATATGCCCTCTCTCAGTAGTTATGATAAAGGTAAAAAAGCTTTTGAAGGACGAACATATAAAGCAGATGTAGAAGCAGCTATTGAGGGGCAACGTAGATTACTCTTTCCACTTGGTTTCCTGCAGGAAAGGCAACGCAAGAATAAAGAAAAAGTATATAAACCACAACTCATAATGCTGGGCGGTAATCATGATGAAGCACGTATTAAACGTGCTATCGAAGTTTCAAGAGAACTTGAAGGGCTCATTTCTATTGAAGATTTACAATATAAACAATTCGGATGGGAGTATGTTCCTTTTCTAGAAGTCAAGATTGTTGAGGGTATTGCTTTTTCCCACTATTTTACAACAGGTGTAATGGGACGGCCTGTAACTTCACCCTCCGCTCTCCTAAATAAAAAACATATGTCGTGTGTAATGGGACATGTTCAGACAGATGGAATTGCTTCTCAGTATCGAGCAGATGGAAAAAGGATTACAGCAATCTTTTCAGGATGTTCTTATCTGCACGATGAAGACTATATGGGGCCACAGGGCAATAAACATTTTAGAGGTGTCTGGATGTTATATGATGTAGAAGATGGGGAATTCAATGCATTACAAATCCCTCTTGATTATTTGAATAGAAAGTACGGAGCATGAGTCTAACAGGTGTAAGTGAAGTAGCTGAACTAGCAAGAGACGTAATAGATAAAATCTTTCCTGATAAGAGTGAACAAGAACGTATTCAGCTTGCTCAAATCTCTACAATAATTAGTGGTCAGCTAGATGCTAATAAAGTAGAAGCCTCTAGCAGCTCTTTATTCGTCTCAGGGTGGCGTCCTTTCATTGGCTGGGTATGTGGGGTGGGGTTTGCAATACAATCGCTTGGACCCCTGTTAGAATGGCTTGCAATGCTATTTAGTCACACAGTTAAGTTTCCTGTTATGGATTTGTCTGAGATGATGCCATTGCTTATTGGTATGCTAGGACTTGGTGGTTTGCGTTCTTATGATAAGGTTAAAGGAGTGGCTTCTAAATAATGAAGAGCGTTTACGAACATAAGAAAAACTTTCGTCAAGCAGCTAACGAAGAAACTAAAGGCACTAAGAGCTTTCAGAAACGTAAGCTTGAAGAGCAAGAGCAATTAGAAGATATTAAAGA